GGGATACCTTCTAATTTACCAAAAGCAGCATTAGATAGAAAAATAGAAAGTTCGGATTCTTTATTAAAGATAGATGAACAAATAAAAGAAACTGAAATTATTATTGAATATCTTGAAAAAGTTGAAAATATATGTAGGTCATTAACTTATGATATTAAAAATGCAGTAGATTTAGAAAAACTCGAAACAACATAATATGGTTAAAATCGAGTATTCCAATAAAACAAAACAACAATTACAATTAAATTGTGATAGTTCTGTATTAAACCGAATACGTGATAAGTTTTCTGCTCCAAATCCAGCATTTAGAAGAAATTCTAGGTTCTCTCAACCCAGGGTCTATGCAATTACACCATCTGGTAAATGTGATTCTGGTTTACTAGACAATGTTCTTGCTTTTTTACAAGCAAATCAAATACAGGTAGAATTAGATGGTGAGATTGAACAATTAAAAAATTTAGGGTTTGATTCACCCATTATAAAAAGATTCGACCTAACATATCGGTCGCACCAAGAGACATCTATCAAAAAAGCTTTGAAAAAAGGTAATGGGGTTGTGATAATACCAACCGCTGGTGGTAAAACTCTCATCATGGCAGGATTAATAGAGTCTTTGAGAGAGAATTTAAAAGATGAAAACGCATTAGTGTTGGTGACGGTACCAACCATACAGTTGGTGGAACAAACCTGTGCTGATTTTATATCATATGGGATGACAAAGGTAACCAAATGGTCGGGTGACAACAAACCAGACCCAGATGCAACAACTATTATAGCAGGAACCCAAATTCTACTATCGGATAAAACTGATCTATCTGTTTTAGATGATGTTAAAATATTAATGGTGGATGAATGCCATTGCATCAAAAAAAATAACGAGATTAATAGTGTTTTTAAATTTATTAAAACTCCTTTTAAATTTGGTTTTACGGGAACCATGCCTTCAACCATTATAGATGAGTGGAATATTATTGGAAAATTGGGTCCCATCGTATATCAAGAAAAAACTGAAGATTTACGAAATAAGAAATTCATATCTAATTTTAAAATAATAATTTTAAATGTTATTCATAGAAATATACCAAAAATAACTTTAAATTTTAGTAAACCAGCAGAAGCATATCAATCCGAAATGGATTTTTTGCTGCAAAACAATAGAAGGAATGAAATAATTTGTAATTTAGCTAATAAATTACAAAACAATACTATAATAATGGTCGATAGAATCGATCATGGTATTAATATTGTATCTAAACTAGAACAAATTACTAAAAAACCTTTCTATTTTATCAGAGGTTCAACAGAAATGGAAGAACGTGAAAACATTAGATCATTAATGAATGAAAAAAATGATATAATAGTCGTGGCTATATCTAAAATATTTAGTACAGGTATTAATATACCAAATTTACATAATATAATTTTTGCATCCGCAGGAAAAGCCAAGATAAAAATAATGCAATCTATTGGTAGAGCACTTAGATTACACCCAACCAAAACGATGGCTAATATATTTGATATATCGGATAATACCAAGTATGGAAAAACGCATTTAAAAGAACGAAAAAAACTTTACGATACAGAAAATTTTAAATATGAAGAAAAAAATATACAATAACGAAGATTTAATTGATGATTTGGTTGATGATGATATCGATGATGTCATGCCTGATGATAATAATGTAATAGAAACATTATTAGACGATGATGATGATATCTATGCCGATATCGATGGAATCGCCGATGTGGAAGAAGATTTAATCGCACTTGATGATGCAATGCCCAAAAAAAGAAAAAAGAACGGGGCAAAAAAAGAAGATTTTTATGTTGAGCCTAAAAAATTTGATGAAGAAATAATGCACTACTATGATAGTGGTGTATTGAGTGACAATTTAGCGGATATGGTGAATAAAATTGCTCACAAATTAAGCTATGCATCTAACTTTATTAATTACTGCGTAGATGAAGAAAGTGAAATCTTAACTAACAATGGTTGGAAAAAATATAATGATCAAATTGTTGATGATAGTAAAATATTATCATACGACACAAAAACTAAACAATTAGTATGGAGTAAAATATTAGATATGTTCCATGGTGATTATGACGGATTGATGTTTAAACTTACAAATATTGGTCTGGATGCTCTAGTAACACCAAATCACAAGTTTGTAAGCTTGGAGAACGGTTTAAAGCCAATAGAAGAATTTAGAACAAATGAACACATGGTTTTGATGGGTTCTTGTGTACAAGATCCGGATCACATTAAATACACGAATGATTTCGTAGAATTGGTTGGTTGGTCCGTAACCGAAGGTAATTTTTTGTATGGTAAAAATAAACATTCCGTTCAAATCTTTCAAAAAGAAGGAGAAAGAGCACAGCAAATAAGAGAATTGCTGAATAGAATGCAACTAGTACACAAAGAATATAATTGGAGTAATCCAAATATAAAATGTTTCAGATTAAAACATGATATATCCAATGACATAATAACAGTAGCTAAAGATAAAATTTTAAATATGGATTTTATAAATAGTTTAACACAAGAACAAAGATTATTATTAATACATACTATGGTTTTGGGCGATGGTTGGAATAGAAAAAATAATAAAAATAAAACTAAATGGTCATATTGTCAAAAAAATAAAGAACATATAGACACATTCATAGCACTATGCACGTTGGCGGGTCTTACAACATCTACTAAATTAGTTAAAAATATATTTGGTTTTACAAAATCTCCTTATTATACTGTTAATATATTTCAAGATCCAAAATTATATTGTAAAGTTGAAAAAATTAACATGTATGGCGGAAGAGCTAAAGCGGGAGGAAATAGAATGGGCAATAATAATATAAACAATACACCAACTGTTTATTATAGTGGAAAAATATGGTGTCCACAGACAGAATATGGTACATTTTTATGTAGAAGAGGAAGAAATGTTTATGTTAGTGGTAACACATATAGAGAAGATATGGTTGGAGATGCATTGATTAGAATGTTTAAAGCACTAATGTCAAAAAAGTATGATAGAGTAAAAGGAACAAATCCTTTTTCGTATTTTACTCGAATAGCATTTAATGCATTTAGAAATAGAATTAAAAAAGAAAAACATTTGAATGAAACTCATTTAAAATACCAAGAAGAATTGTCTTTAATAGCAGAAAATCAAAACGTTTACAAAAATAATAAAAATTTATATAATAATGATCAAAGATAGTAAAATTGGACTTTTTACAGATATACACATAGGATTAAACCAAGATAGTATAGTTTGGCACAACATAGTACTAGAGTTTGCAGACTGGTGTTCTAAAAAATTTTTAGAAAAAGGCATTAATGATATTATTATATGTGGTGATGTATTTCATAATAGATCTGAAATATCGGTAGCAACATTAGACACCGCAAAAAAATTCTTTGATTGTTTTAAAGACTTTCAAATCTATATATTAGCCGGTAATCATGATAGTTTTTATAAAGATCATAGTCTAGTAAACTCTATATCTCTTTTAGATGGATGGTCTAATATAAAAATAATAGATAAAGAACCAAAAGAGATTAAACTGGGAAATAAAAAAGGAGTTTTGGTTCCGTGGGGTACTAAATTTGAAGATATTCCAAACTCTGACGTATGTTTTGGTCATTTTGAAATTGTTTCTTTTTATATGAACACTTATAAGGTGTGTGAACACGGTATGAGTTCAAATGATCTTATTAAAAAGGCAAAAACCATAGTATCTGGACATTTCCATAAAAAAGATCACAGAAAATACAATAATGGCGAAATAATGTATTTGGGTAGTCCTTACCAACAAAACTTTGGAGATACATTAGACGACAGAGGTGTATATATCTACGATATTGATAAAAATGAGTTTGAATTTATAGAAAATGATATATCACCAAAATATTTTAAACTATCTGCAAATAAAATATTGACAGGAGAAGATACTGGTGACGAATTAAAGAATAAAATTGCTAAAAATCACATAAGTTTGGTGGTCGATTCACATATTGACTCTGATAAATTAACAATACTCAGTTCTAAAATACAAAAACATTTACCTGTCAATTTTAGGTTGGATTATAAAGAACCTGATATTAAAATAAACACAGATCAAGTGGAAAAAAAATTAGAATATGTTAACATAATGGATGACATTGAAAGTTATATCAACAATATCGATATAAAAAACAAAAAAGAATTAACAGATTACATTAAAGAAATTTACAGTATTAACAAAATATGACAAACAAAGACATTGGTATAGGCATAATAGATGTATATTCAGATTTAGACTTACAAAATTGTTTGAATTCAATTCCTGATGAATTGAAAGACAATGTTGTGGTTGTTTGCAATAAGAAAAAAACATCGAAATCAAATAAACATTACACATCAGAAGTTTCTTTTGCCACATTAAGAAATTATGTATTAACCCAATTACGAATAATGGGGTTTAAGTACTATTTTATTATTAATTCAAACGTAACAATCAAAAATTCGGATATTTTTAATAAAACCATAAACTTGGCAAATACCTTTGGTACATGGTTTATAACAGGA